AATTCTACCACACGAAGGGCATGGAGAACTTATTATATTTTCATCCAGCGTAATATTTTGTTTTTTGCATTTACATTTTGTTATTATTCCTATAGTCATAAGTTTCTCCTTTACTACCATAATCCCTATTTTGTCAGTATGAATTTATTTCACACATCAAACCACAATCGGGAACAATTATTTTTTGTTTGTTCCCTCTATCTTCTTTTAGCTCATCAAGATAAAAGTCTTTAAATATTTTACCACCAATCTTTCTTTCCATTTCACATCTTGCTTTAAATACTTCTGGAAAGTCTGTCCTTATCTTGTTCCAATATCCCATCCCACCTTTAACACAGCCAATACAATTATTATTAGGATAACCTAAATCATACATCTCCGGTCTTTTTATCTTTGCTTTTTCGATCATTCCATGAACATTTTTTTTATCTAATGAATTCCGCAATAATGGGAAAACGTGATCTGACTCTGGCATTGATTCACAAATTCTTTCGGCTCTGCCCTGCTCATTGAAATCGAGACCCCAAACATAAATGTGGTTTTTACCATTATCAAGTTCCCATTCATTGCGAACTCTCTTTTTTAATAGCCTTGTACACGCTGCACCATATGGAGAATTTACAAATCCAGATTGAACGCAGGCATTTTCTACCGACTTTAATGGAGATTGGTTTATTTCAATTTTCTGACCAAACCAATTTTCACAATCTGAAATAAAACGCATGGTGTCTGGATGTTGATCTTCTATATGTGTATAAATTATTTTAACTTCATCATATTTTTCTAAAGCATACTTTGTTGCTACTGCTGAACTTACTCCTGCCGAAAACCATGATACTATCATTTAATCCTCCTTACTACCATAATCACTTATTTTGTCAGCATTAAAATCTACTATGAGTATCTTCAATTTCTATCTTTGAAAAACATTTCATCTTACGAAGCGAAGGGAATTTTTTGAGCCTGTCAGTATTTCTCTTTTCACAAAAATACATTTTAATATTTTTGATTTTATCACAACTTAAATAAGCACAATCGTAGCAACTCATTTTATTCTCATATAATGTCATAACAGTTATTTTGTCAGCATTCCCTTATCTTATGCTTTTTAATCCAGGTCGAAGACTCAATCGCAAACTCTGGAAATATAAAAGTTTTCTGCAGCTTCCATTTTTTAGACTTTGTAAAGAATCGGATCTCGTGAACGTCAAGATCAACATCAAACCTGTTGTTTTCTTTTCTGTAAATAAACACCTGACTGGTCTTTTCAACGCCGTAGCCCAGAAGTTCAAGATTTTCGGTTATATGTTCCAAATCACTTATTTTTATCATCTTCATGTACCCTGTACTGGTCTTTTGTTAGTTCGATAATTGCGGAGCTAACAGGCTTTAATATTTCTTTTTTTTTGCCTTGTTTTATAATTTCTTCAATTTCTTTGCACTGATAAACAATCATAATTTCCTCCTGATTAAATTTATGTCTCACATGATAAATATGTCAATAAATTTTTTTACTTTCTTGATAAAAAAGTTTACTTTTTTTAGAACAATCTGCCTTGTTCTAAAAAATTTTTCACTCTATTATTACTCATATCTACATATTTTTTATTAATATCATATGCTATAAATTTTCTTCCATTTTTTGCAGACATAGCACACTCAGTTCCTGATCCAGCAAAAGGGATTATTACTAAATCATTATTATTTGAACATGTTTCAATTAATGCTGTTGTAAGAGATTCAGGTTTAATTGTTTCATGATCATATTTTTTAGATATATGACCTTCTTGACTGAATTTTATTACGTCATAAAGTTTTAAATAATTATTAAAAGGTCTGCGTAAATCTTCGTATTCTCTGCGTAAATCTTCGTATTCTCTGCGTAAATCTTCGTATTCTCTGCGTTCTATTGGAAGATAATCGCATAGAATTTCCCATTGATTTTTAAGGGGTACATTATAACCTTTTTCCCAATTAGTAACAGATCCACCATGATTTATATTTCCATAGAATTTACCATATTCTGCTATGTCTTTTATTGATACATTATTTAATAGTCTTGCTTTTTTTATTTCTTTTGAAAATGGATTTCTGGGAGCTATATACTCTTTATCTATAAATTCTAATCCGGTCATTTCTATTTCATTACTATAAAATAAAATTCTTTCAGTTATTGGAGCGAAACATCTTGATTGTTCCATATCTGTTCTTTTAGTCTGACATTCTGTTTTTTCCCAAACTAAACTATTTTCGAGATTAAAATATTTATCTAAAATAATTTGACTATAGGCTATGTTTTTAGCGTGACCATACCATAATAAAGATCCATTATCAGCTAATAATCTTTTACATTCTACAGCCCATTTATCAACATCTTTTAAATAATCTTCAAAAGTTTTCCAGATAAAATCAAATTCACCTTTAATTTTATAATATGGAGGATCTGCAATTATAAGTTTAGCGCATTTATCAGGAAGAGTATTATTTAAAAAATTATCATGAATAACTTTATTTATAAATTTCTCTGTCATACCGCTATAAACACCTTTTTCCTTTTATTATCTGCTGTTATTTCAATATGTTCTTCTACAAGCTCAGAATTAAGAAGGGTTTCCATAACATCTTTTCTCTCATTGCTCTTAAGATGATGAAACTTTTTAACCAGATCTCTATTAAGTATTTTACCGTGCTTTCTTATCTCTCTCAAAACGTCTTTGACATTCTTTTCCTGAGAGCTTGAGCTGATTCTGTTCTCTGCATCATAATGAAGATTGTCAAAAATGTGTCTGGTAAGTTTTCTGCCATAATCAACGTGTTCGGGTTTAATAATAGGACGATCTTCACCAATTGCACAACCACAGGCAAGTATTAAGGCTATCTGCTCACATATCAAACCGCATCTGTTGTAAATGCTATGAATTTTATTCTCTGATTCAAGCTTTTGTCTTAACATCTGAATTTCTTTATTGAAGTCTTTAACCATAGCCTTTGCTTCTTTTGTATATGGTATTATCAGCGGATTAACGACTTCGGTTCCGCTTAAATTGCCTTTGGGTTCACAGTTAGTCGGTCTATGAAATAAAGCCCGTGTGTTTTCAATAAGAGTTCCTGACGGTTTCATAATCTCAATATCATCATTAGTATCGGGAAAAGGATTTTCACTTTCAAAGATAAGCATTCGTGCAACCAGACCTTCTTCAATACTCTTTTTAGTCAGAGATTCATAGAACTGGTCAGGGGTGGCTGTGCCATAAATACAGAGATTAGGATTATTAATTGAAATATTACGTTTCGTATCTGCATAATTCTTACCAGGCATTGACGTTCTCGCACTACTATAAGCTTTCAAAAATACATCTACAACGCCGTGAAGGTGTGAGTTTTGAGCACTATTAGTTGTTTGTAAAAATCTGCCAATTTCATCGAGTAAGAATATCGGGCTTGGAAAAGTGTATAAAGCGTTATAAACCGCTGCGTCACTGGCAAGAGTTTCAACCGTAGCAAGTCCAGCCATCATAGGATCATTACAGCAATACACAATTTCCTTTATACACTGCCTTGCGTTGTCCTTACCGCAACCGCTTTCACCCAACCCCACGCAGTAAATGTTGGTTCGGGCGTTTTTCTCAGTCCTAACTTTTCGCCCCAGAACTGCACCGGTAAAGGTCAGAGCTGCAGCAAGATGTAGTATAGGCTGATCCTGTATTGCCTGACTGTTCATATACGCCATGACTTCGCCCACATATCCAGGAGGTCTGAGCAATTCCATGGGGAATTTTTTCTTTTCATAAGACTTCGGCAGGTTTATTCTAGCCTCTATTTGCTCCGGTGTAAGAACTTCAAAGGCGTTGTTGTCGGTACTTGTATAAGTCGTAACCCAGCCCTGTTGTTTGGCATAGCCGAAAACACTAGCTATTGTAATGTCGTGAGGTTCAAAGCTCTTCCATTTCTGTTCGCTATCAATGGGATCAAACTTTTCACTTTTCATACTCCATTCAAGCCAAAGTCCTTTCGCCTGTTCGGTTTCCGTACTCTTACAAGCGTGTCCTATTCTTACCCATAAATCTCTATCATCTGCGTTCAAAAAGCAAAGAGCTGAACGTATTTCCCTGACTTCTGAAGCCGGTAATAACTGCAGTTGTTTTTCAACGGGTTTTGTATCGGTGTATTCACTAGGCTTTTTATAGTTTTCAACCCATTCCGGTAATTCAGCCATCAAGCTCTTAACATCACTATCGTCTTCACAATCAAGAGGGTAGTATTGCTTGTAATCCCAACCGCAGACATACCCTCCCTCTGCCCTGATATCTACAGGCAAGGTCTTATCAAAGAATCTGACAGCAGATCTAAGTCTTGTGCTGCTCACTTTGTAATATAAATGCCTGCCTCCACTCATGGTTTCTACTTCAAAAGTAGGGGGAAATTCGCCGTAAGCACTTAGCTCTTCTTTTAAATCGTCAACACTTCTACCGTCTTTTATGTCGATATCAATAATTACAATCTGATTTTCTGAACCCGTTGGAAGTCCGATTAAAAAAGTATCTCTGAAAAATTGCTTATATAATAAATTCTTATCATCATGAGCTTCGAGAAAACCCTTTGAGTTTGCCGGAGTTTTATTTGCATTACACGGAAATATTTTAAAGCCCTGATCAACGTACTTATCTATTAACTCTCTCTTCATAAAAATAACCTTTTCATTGAAATCTCCATTTCATTTATATATATAAAAAAGCTCTGCGGTCTGAAACGTGTGTTAGTAGACCGCAGAGTGACTAGAAGCTAAAATAATCTGCCTTGTTCTTTAAATCTTAAAATTCTATTATTTATTATATCTACATATTTTTTTTCTTTTTCAATAACTATGTAATTTCTTTTAGTTTCAAGACAAGCTTCAGCGGTAGTTCCTGATCCTGCACAATTATCTAAAACAGTATCGCCCTCATTTGAAAAAGTATTTATAAGATAAGTAAAAAGCTCTAAAGGTTTTTGAGTAGGGTGTTCACTTTCTTTTGTCCTGTCTCCATTTGTAATATTTATTACGCTTTGAGGAAAATATTTATCACTTCTCGATAAAACAGGTTTAAATTCTCCATAATTAGATGATCCATTATGCCCTCTACTGCCTTTGTCTCGCATTTTGCCTGACATCATTTGAGGATTATAAGTCGGTAAATCATTGTAAAAAACAAGGATATGTTCGTGATTACGCATCGGCATTTTATTACAGTTAAGATGTCCAGATCCCAACGGCTTATACCAGATCAGGTCATACTTGAACATCTCTCTATTACTATTTATTAAATCAGTAATAAAAGGCTGCGCTCCGGTTAAAATTATAGCCCCATTATCTTTGACGATTCTTTTATATTCTTTCCATAACGGTTCAAAAGGAATAATTACATCCCATTTATTCTGAGTAGTTCCGTATGGTAGATCACAGAGAATCATATCTACAGACTTTTCAGGTATTAACGGCATTATTTCAAGACAATCACCTTCAAAGACTTTATTCAAAAATCTTTTCATTTTATTTATCCGTCTCCTCTAAAATCCTGTGTCCGCAGCTACAAACCCATAACTTTGCAAGTGCTGTATTAAGGTTTGATTCGGTGTCTCTTACCATTTTTTTCTTACATTTTGAACAGGTCATTCGTAGTATCCCTGTTCTATTTTCAAAATTGCTTTATCAATTACCTTTATTAAACCGTCTTGCAATACTTCTTCATTAAACAAGAGCTGAAGCACTACACTGATTATGTCACATATCTCAGTAGTCATTTCCGGTAAAAGTTTTGAAGTTCTGTTTCTGAGAAAAAATATATCTCTAAACTCTCCGCTTTCCTGATACAACTTTTCAAGTTTGTTGCTCCTGCCTCCAAAATAGTTGTAAATCCTATTCAGTTTTTCTATGAGTTCGAAACTGATTTCAAATTGTGGCTTCGGTTCTGACATTTTCTTGCTCCTGTTCTATTTTTTGAAATAAAAATCCAGTAATTTGGGGGTACTTCCCATTAGTATCGACAAGAATTTGAACGGGACAATCTATTTTATCCCTGTTTTTAACAATATCTTCTATACTGTAAAGCGGTTCGTCAAGCCTTTCCTCTGGAAGTCTTTGATCTAACCATCTTTTCGCCTTTTTTTGTGCAAAGCCCTGATGTAAAGGGCAAACATACTCATCATAATGAAGTAAATCACTTACATAATACTTAACTCTTAAACAGTCCGGACTACCTACCTTACTATGAACCTGATAATCGACATAGCTCACGTCGTAAGTAACAGGCTTTTTCCACTTACTTATTATATCGGCTTCACTTGCTTTATCCTCGTGCTTATCACGTTCTGGAAATTCATATCCGCAGTCGGGACACGTCATTACGGCAAGGAATAAAAGGCTATGGCATTTCGGGCATTCTTTTTGTGGGATCGTACCTACTTCTGTGCTGCCGTCTTTACCCTCTTTTACCTCTATCTTGTCAATCGGTCCATGACGTAAAAGGTTATTTCCAAAATCTAATACAAGACAATCAATTTTATCAGGGTGTATTCTCCCACCTCTCCCCAGCATTTGCATAAATAATCCTGGACTTGTAGTAGATCTCAGAAGAGCAATACAGTCTATACTCTTAACATTGTAGCCGGTCGTAAGTACATTTACGTTAATCAAATATTTTATTTTACCTTCGGCAAAATCAGATAAAGATTTTTGATTTTCAAATTCAGTTCTTTGGCTGTGGACAAAATCTGCTTTTTGACCAAACTTTATAAAAGCATCGCACACGGCTTGACAGTGAGTTATTCCAGCGGTAAATATAAGAGTTTTTTTTCTGTCCTGAGTGTATTCGATAATTTCTTTAACGCTTCTCTCTACAAGATCATCTTTATTAAAAGCTGCTTCCATTTCTTCAGCGTTATACTCACCTGCTCTTATATGCACACTGCTTAAATCTACTTTACTTTTCATCGCTTTTTTCGGACTTACAAGATCACACAAATACTGTGTTTTATCCCTGTTTTTCGGATGATTAGGATTTACAAGTTCCGGAATTGTGGTTTCGTGACAAATATCATCAAAAAGTTTTTCTTTACCTTTATGAAGTAAACCGCCTTTTAATCTGAACGGAGTAGCACTGAGTCCCCCGATAACAATGTTTTTATTTATCTTTTTCATCTCGGTCAAAAACGCCCTGTACATGCCCTCACTTTTATGTGGGACCAAGTGGCACTCATCTATAAGTATAAGATTAAAAAACCCAAGCTCCCAAGCCTTTTTAAAAACGCTTTGAATACCACAAAAAAGAATACGGTTTCGAGTGTCACGGCATTTCAAACCTGCGCTGTATATGCCAGCATCAAGAAGGTTATCATCAATTAAATTAGTAAGTTCTATATAGTTTTGCTTTATTAATTCAGCCTGATGAGTTAATAATAAAACTCTTGTATGTTCCCATTCAAGCATACGCTTAATAATAGTTGCTTGAACCAAACTTTTTCCCCCACCAGTCGGGATCACCATGACCGGATTCTTATTCCAGTTTTCGGCTGTATAATTAAAAAAAGATTCAACACAATCTTCTTGATAATATCTGAGTTTTAACATATTCTCCTCTTAAATTAAAAAAGACTTACCCCCTCTGTTCCCGATTTAATTAAAAATCGCCTTGACCTGAACAGAAGAAATAAGCCTTTTATAAATGTCCTATTAAAGACAAGCTCAACCGGTCAAGGTCATTCGAGTCTATCTTTAATGCTGCGTTATGTTTAATTTTTTAAAAAGTGTAAGTCAAGAAAATTTTATTCCAGTTCTCTACTTTTTTGTAAAAATTCCCTGTCTTTTTTAATCACTACTACGTCAGTGTGTAAGCTGATAAAATTATAACCTTTAAGCCATAACCCTTCAAGACTTGTAATTCGACTAAGTGCTACATATCCCATGTTCAGAACAAATACATCGGTCATATCCAGATTGACATAATCAAAAGTACAGCCCTGGCTTTTGTGTATTGTAATAGCATATGCAAGCCTTAATGGGAATTGCATAATACTTGCTAAAGTTTTTTCCATGCCGAAATCATCTTTTTCTTCAATCTTCCATTCATGTTTTAGTACAAGAATTTTTTTACCGGTTTTGAATACTTTTACAATCGGATATCCGCTGTCTTCGTCAAAATCAACTACTTCTCCCATAGTACCGTTATAAAATCCGATCTTATGATCATTGACTATAAACATTACTTTAGCACCGATTTTAAGGTGTAAAAACTCCCGACCTAACCAGTTTTTTAATATGCGCTGCAGATGAAACGGATCTCCGCTGAGTTCGGCTTCAAAACTGTATTTCTCACCTTCTATGCAATCGAGTTTGTAATTATTTTCTTTCTCTACATCGACATTTTTACTGTAGAGATTAATTGCCTTTGCCTTGTGCTTGTCATTATCTTTTAAAGCCGTAAGCACTGATTTTTGTTCAGCAGTTATTGAGTTTTCCCTGATAGCATTTAAGATGTTCATAAACTCAATG